ATTAGTAAATCTACAACTATATACGGAACTTACTCAATTATTGACACAATAGACGCAACCAGTGATGGTTTAGCTAAGACAGTATCAAATACTTGGGTGACAGTTTACACTGATACATCAGGAACACGAACTAATTGGTATAAAATTAGATTCTATGATTCAGACACTACTTTATGGTCAGAATACTCTGAACCAATCACAGCTGAAGAATTACTTAGACTTTGCACAGTAGCAGATGTTAAAGAAATAATAGACACAGTTGGTAGATGGAACGATACTTCTATTTTTAAAATGATTACACAAACTGATGATTTAATATATATTGAAGCTGGAACTCCAGTACAAGCTATATGGTCTGAAGTTGGTAAATTAGATGACACAATTCAAACAAGATACTTCGTTGGAGAAGAGAACATTTATAGAACAGATAGAATGTTCTATGGTACAACTACTAAGACAGAACTATACTTAGATGATAGTTACAAGACAAATCTTAAGTATGGTATGGTTGAAGTGTTACCAGTCGCATCAAGTGGTGTCACTCTAGACATAAATGATGATGTTGAGATTCATTATGTACCTGATATTTATCATAAGTTATCTTTATACAGAACTTGTCAAGCTTTACTTGAGCAAGTTGACGCTACAAGTGGTGGAACTATGAGTAAAGAGCTTGATGTTATGGTTAATAAAGTTACACAAGTAGAAACTCTTTTAATGCATAGAATTGGAGTACAATTAAGTTCACAAGTTAAATATTACGATAGTATCTATGGTGTTAACAGAAAGCACGTCGTACAAAACTTCGACAGAAATAGATATATTGGAAGCACAGGATGGTGAGATAAAAAATGACATACGTACATGATAAAAGTAAGAGTAAGCTACCATTAGGAAAAGTTCTTGATAAGGGATTCAATATAACACCTGAAGACAACAAGAAAACAGTAGCGAACACACATGTAATTGATACTAATAAACGTAAAGTATCTGATAAAGTTAACAAGAGTGAGCCTTCATTCACAGAGTAAAAGCGAAACATTTATATACTAGAAGTCTCATACTACTAATATACTTAAAAATATTGTCTCGTGGAGGCGTATTCTTGACCCGGAGGGAAAGCGAATTGGTAGTTACAAATCAAAATAGAGAACAAAATAATAACTACAAGCACGGTAGATACGTTAGAGTTAGTGCTAACTGTGAATACTGTAATTCTAAGACCTCTAAGTTAAAATGTTCTAAAGTGTCATTTTGTAATTCTAATTGTAAAAATTTATGGCAAAAAGATGGATTAAAAGGGAAAAACAATCCAAATTTTAATAAAAAACATCCACATATGAACATTGGTAGAAAATATTCTGATGATACTAGATTAAAACTAAGAAACGCTCAAATTAAAAATGTAGAAAGACAATTTTTTGATGGTATGCCATTAATGCCTTGTATTGGAAAACAAGAGAAACCAATTCTTGATACATTAGAAAAAACGTTTGGTTATACAATATTAAGACAACACAAAGTTAATGGATATTTTTTAGATGGATATTGTCCAGCTTTAAATTTAGCGATTGAAATAGACGAACCACGACATAAAGAAAAATTACAACAAGATAAATATAGAGAGCAACAAATAAAAAATGAAATTGGTTGTTCTTTCTTAAGATTAGATGTGATATAAAATGGATAGCATAACCGCAATGACAACAATTCGAGATTCACTTAGAACAAATCTTCCAGACCCATATACGTATGCTGGAGGAACAGATAGAGGTGGTTCCCTATGGATATTTTACGACGAACCAAACGTTATGCCAAAATATCCTCAAATTCAAATCAGAAAGGTAGACAATCCTTCTGAAATTCTTTCTATTGGTTCAAATTATGCTGAACGAGAATACTTATATTTAAATATATGGTTCTATGCTAAAAATGGTTTTAAAGCTATTATAGATGGTGTAGAATATAAAAATGCAGCGTTGGTAGAGTATTACGAAGGTCTTATTAAGACTACATTAAAATCACAAGGAGCGACATTATTTGATAATGGTGTAAAAGGTTATGCTCATTTAAACACTACAACAATAGAGTATGATTCAGTTACACAATTATATTATGGAGCAGTTACAATACGAGTACAATACTTCGTAGATTGTAGTTAAGATGACAATTAAAGTTGAGATGAGTGGAATATTCACTTCATTTGATATCTTTAGACTTCCAGCTAGAAGAGCTGTAAAAGAAATCATGGAAGTGGTTGATAAAGAATCAAAAGCCAGTTTCAATAGACAGAAAAGTAAAAAGAATAGACACCGTACAGGCGCTTTAATAGCTAGTTTCGAAAAAACAGACATTAAACAAGATGGAGCAACAGTGTTTTCTGGTATAGTATTTGCTGGAGGTCCTGATGCACCATATACACCAATTGTAGAACATATTGGTTGGAAATATGATAATGGCACTTCAAAGCCACCATATCATTTCATGTTAGAAGGACGAAATAAAGGCAGAGAAGCAGCACGAGAGATTGTTATAAAGCATTTTTCAAAAGTGTTATGAGAGGTAAAGAATGGTAAAAGTAAAATATAATGGAAGTTTTAAAGCTTGTCGAATTAAAGTAGGCAGTGCGACATTTAATGATTGGAAGAGAGGAGAAGTTTTAGATTTAGATAATGAAACAGCAGAATTACTATTATTAAATAAGGATTTTGAATTAGTTGGTAGTAAACCAATTAAAGTAGAGAAAAAAGTAAAGGTAGTCGAAGAGGCTATTGAAGAAGTTAAAGAAGAAGTAAAAGTTAAATTCGACTTTGATGGTGATGGAGATTTTGACGCAGATGATGTATCATTGGGCGCAAAAGCTATGGCAGCATCTAGAAAGAGTAAATAAGGAGGAAATAGAACATGACAAATTTAGGGTATCAACAAACTCTATACTGGGCTAACGAAGACACATATGGTTCCGCAGCAACAGTAGATAAACCTTTTGGTTTAGTACAATCAGTAAACCCAACTGAAACAAATAATTTAATTAAGATTAGAACAATGGGTGGAAGTAGAGATTATAGTAATATAGTACCAGGTAAATTCGAAGTATCTGGTAGTTTCGAATATTATTTACAAGGAGCTGACTTTTTAAGACAAGCTTTCGGTGAAGATACAGGAACATCAGCAACAGTAGACTCAGGTCCTAGAGTACACACAGGAGCTTCATACTTACATATTATGGGTAGTGCAGCATCACCAGAAGCAGATAGTTTTCCAAGTTTTACAATGGAATTTGCAGATGATGAAGATACAGGAGCAACTGGAACTAACAACATGAAAAGAATTTTCAATGGTTGTAGAGTAAACAACATTGGAATTAGTGGTACAATTGACGACCCAGTTAGTATTTCAACAGATTGGATTGCACAAGGAGTTACTATGTCAACAGCAGGTGCAACAAGCGTTGCAGAATCAACTGATGACCCATACGTATTCTACCAAGGAGCATTATACGCTACTAGTGGCGCAATTACAGCATACACTGTACCACCAACAACTGATAAATTATGCGAAGTTAATTCATTCGACTTTTCATTAAATAACAATCTCGAAGCAGTATGGTATATTTGTGGAACAAACAATGCTTATCAAACTAAAAGAGGACTTAAAAACTTAGTCGTTAAAGGCAGAGATTATGAGTCAAGTCTTGGATTACATTTCAAAAACAAACAAATGTATCAAAGATTCTTAGGTAGCAACTCAGCGACTACACCACAAGACACTTTAGACAAATATCAAATAGTAATTGATTTAGTTAGAAGTGGAGCAATTGGTTCAAGTCCAAAGTTAATTACTGACGATTTCGTTAGATTAGTTCTTGGAAGTTGTGCATTTAACAGTATGAATATCACTGGTTCTCCAGAAGATATTGTATCAGAACAAATTGACGTATTTGTTAAAAATGCTAAAGCATATGTTGTAGACGCAACAGCAGATTACTCAGCTTAGAGTAATTATTTTTTTATTTTTTTTTTAATTTTTTAAACAAACAAACAAACAAAAAACGAAGGTGAAGAAAAAATGGTAATGAAAAAAGAATCAATTTTATATGAAAGAGACGAGAAGGGAGAATTAATTCCAACTGAAGTCGAAGTAGAGATAGATGAGAAAGACGAAAAACAATTAGAATATAAGGGACAAACTATTAAAGTTATTCCAATTCCAAGAGGGAAAATTAAAAGAATTTTCGCTGACGTATCAAAAGACGAAGAAAAAGATTTCGATGGAGATATAATTGGAACACACTGTGTAGACCCAAAATTCGAAGCAGACGAAATAAAACATATAAAACCAATATTAGCAAGTATTATAGTAAACACAATATTTAGAGAAAGCGGACTTGGTGGAAATAAAGATAAAAAGAAAGCAGCACAAGAAGCTGAAGACGAATTTGCAAAAAACTGATTAGAGTTAAGCGCAGTCGACAAGAAGGCGACTTAACTCTCTTTTTACATCGTCTTGGTTATGATTTTTTTAACTTAGGCAAATTAACTTACCCTGAAGTAAATGCATTAACAGACGCTCACAATAGAGAAGTAGAAAAACAAAATAAAGAGTACAAAAAACATAAGAAATAATGGCAGACCCAGGAACAAATCAAATATCAGTAACAGTAATGTTAAAACTTCTTAATAGTGCTAAAGTTAAAGGTGCTATTAAAGGAATAACAGAAGACGTTATTAAGAGTAGTAATGCATTTAAAGGCTTAGAGAGTAAACTTAAAATTCTCAATGAAGATTTTAAAAGATTTTCACAAAGTGCGAAAACAGCATCAGAATCTACTAAAAAATTAAGTACTAATTCTATGGTATTAAAAACAACCATTAAAAAATTCACTACAACTCAAAAAGCAATGGTTAGTGCTATTAGAAAGGGTGGAGAAGCATTCAAACTTGAAGGAAATGTTATTAAATTAACAAACGCTCAGATAATTAATAGAAATAAACTTAAAGCTAAGACTGTTGCTATGACACATAAGCAGATAATGGCACAGAATAAACTTAAAGCAAGTGCTGTTAAATTAGCAGCAGCTAATGAAAAGCAAAGACTAGCAACAGAAAAACAAGTAATAGCACAAAGAAAACAAAAGATGCTATATGAATCTACAGCATATAAAGTAAAAAATCTAGAAGCAACATATATGAAATTTTATATGCTTAAAAAGAAAGGCATTACTTTATCACAAATAGAAATAAACCAAATGAGGTCAGCAAAAATGGCTTATGCGTCTATGGGTGGTAGTGTTAAAAGACTTACATCAGCACATGGTGGATTTCTTAAAAGTTTTACTAAATTTAGATGGACATTAGTTAATATAACAATGGTAGTTATGTTAGCAGCAGCAGCATTTAGAGTACTTGGAAAACCACTTCTTGAGTTAGAAACAGAAATGAAGACAGTTCAAAAAAGAACCAAGATGACTGATGACGAGATTAAATCTCTCCAGTCTAGTATTTTACATTTATCTACAACAATACCAGGTTCTGCAACAGAGTTAGCAAAGATAGCAGCAGTTGCTGGACAGTTGGGTATTCGTGGTTCTAAAAACATTATGGAATTTACAAGAGTTACTGCTATGATGGCAGCATCTACAGTTTTAAATTCTGAAGAAGCAGCATTAGCAATAGCAAAGATATCTAAAGCTTATGGTTTACCTATTAGAGAAGCTGAAAGAATGGCTAGTACTATAAACGAATTATCTAATACAACAGCAGCGAACTCAAAAGAAATTAGCGCAGCTGTTCTTAAGATGGCAACGTCTGCCCACATATTTGGAATATCTATGCAGACTGCTTCAGCTATTGGTGCTACACTTATAGATATGGGAATGAAGGCAGAGAGAGCTGGTACTCGTATGAAAACAGTATTCACAAGAATGAGTACAGAAGCAGAAAAACTATCAGAATTATTGAATAGACCACAATCTGAAATAAGACTTGGCTTATCTGATGACCCTGAAGGAATGTTTAACGATGTTGTAGAAATGTTGTCAAAATATGAAAATAAACAAGATGCTATTACAGAAGCAACAAGTATATTTGGAAGAGTTGGAGCTACAGCAGTATTGGGTTTAGTATCTAATTATGACGCACTTAGACGAAATATTGTTGCAGCTAGCAGTGAATTTGAAAAAGCAACTTCTTTACAGAATGAATTTAACATAGCTATGTCATCAACAACAAACCAGTGGAAGCTTTTCTGGCAAGGTTGGGCTGCTGATTGGAATGAAGCAATGACGAGTACTAATAAAGGATTTGGTGCTTGGTTACAACAAATTAATAGAACAAATATAGCTTTAAGAACTAGTAGAGTCATAGCAAGAGAATTAGCAGAATTTAGAAAAGAACAAGGAATGACAGAAGAAAAAAGTCTTAACGATGTATTTGACAGCGGTATTATGCAAGCAACAACAAAAAGTACAGCATCTAGAGCTACTAAAATTCTTAGTTTAGGAACATATGATGTTTCAGCTAAACTAACAGTAGATGATATGGAGAGTCAGCTTGAAAAATTCAGAGAAAAAGCAAGAGAAAGAGGACTTGGAGAACTTTCACAACAGAATGTTGCAGAGTGGAAAATACGATATTTTTTAGAAATAGGAAATAAAGAGGAATCAGAAAAAGCAGTTAAAGAGTGGAGTGAAACAGCAGCTAGTATAGTTGCTCCTAAAAAAGTAGATAGTACAATACTTGACGAATTTGTTAGTAAATTAAAAGTTCAACAAGCAGTTATGAATGATATGGATTACTCATCAGCACAACAGAGTACAGCGTTATCAAATTATAAAGCTTTAATGTTAGATGTTAATAAATTACATGAAGACGATATAGGAACAATTCTTAATTTACTTGGAGCAGTTAATGATTATACAGATGGTATAGAAAATTTAACATCATCATTTAATTATATGTATAAGATTTTAAAGGATAAGTTAGGTAAAGAACTAGAAAAACAAACAGATATATATGAATCTTATAAAAAGGTTAAATTTACAGGTGAAGATGCAGAACTGAAGAAATTACACGAATTAGAATTAGCTATTAAAAAACAAACATTAGCTGAAATGGAGTTAGGAGATACTGTTTCTAGTGTTAATAATGAGATGAGTAAAGATTCTTATAGTGCGTGGGTAGAAACAGTAAATCAATTTATGAAATCAGCAATAGAAAATGGTAACTTATTAGGCACAAATGTATCAGATTCTATTAAAAAATATAAAACTACTTTATTAGCAACAAGTAAGTTTTCAGAACAAGCTACTAATAAAGAAAGAACGGCTTTAGAAAAATTACAAGACGAACAGAAGAAGGCACAATTAGAGTTTGATATAAATTATGGTGAGAAACATTATTTAGTAAATGAAGCTATTAAAGATTTAGAAAGTGAAGGCGACGTGACTGCTTCTTCTGCTGAAATAGCTATAGAAATGTTAGAGAAACAGAAGAAAATTGTAGATGAGGTACAGTCATCTATAAATTCTGTTGTAGAAGAATATGAAGCCGAACAAGCTTCTATAGCACTTACCGAATCAGGATTAGATAGAGCAACTATGAAAGCATTGGAAAATCATTTATTACATCAAAACAGTATTCAAGGTACTATAGATTTATATAACGAACTAAAAGCCGCACAAGGTAATGGTGGTGGTGGAGATGATGACCCTTCTGACCCAAATAATGGTGGTGGAGACCAAGACAATAAACGATGGAAATGGTATTTCACAAATGCTATAGGTGCAATGAAAAAAGTCCAAACTTCAGCTTTTGATAGTTGGTCACAAGCTTCAGATTATGCAAACAATAAATGGTCAGACAGCGGACCGTGGAAGAGAAGCCACAGAGAAGCGTATGCTATGGGTGGATTAATCACACAACCAACAAACGCACTTATGGGAGAAGAAGGACCTGAGATGGTTGTACCACTTACAGGACCTAATACAGGTAATGGTGCTAATATGTCAATAAACATAGAGAGTGTTAGTGTATCAGGTGTAAATGGAGACCCAGGAGCATTTGCTTATGAATTCGCAAAAGAATTAAGAAGAGAGTTGAGGACTTTATAATGACAGAATATAATTCAACAATAGTATATAACAGTGTGAGCTTAAACGTTACAAGTATAGTTCCAACAAGAAGACAAAAAACTAGAAAATCTACTATTGGTAAGATACTAACACAGATTAAAATAATTGGATTAAACGCACAACAGTGGGAATTAAAGATGAATGGTATAATACTTGGAGACGACGCAGCTACTTTATCAACAAATAGAGCAGCGATAGAAGCTTTAGATGTAGTAACACCATATGCTTATACAGATGGTATACATAATGGAACATACATATTAGACCCAGGTTCTTTAATTATTAAAGACACAAGTAACGATGCTGGTATGAAATATGCCTATTCTATGACACTTGTAGAGGAATAGAAATGAACAAAGCTGGTAAGACAAAAATAATACTAAGTAGTATATTAACTTTAGTAATTTTAATTTCATCAATATATATATTCATGCCAGAGAATGTTAAGTTAGACATTGGCAAAACAAATTCTAAATTTTATGTTTGGGAAAACGAAGACTGGATACTCAGTGCGACTGAGTATGTAAACTTGTTTGATGGTACTACCAAAATGCGTGCTAAGTCACGAGAACTAGCCACAACAACATTAGATGACATCACAACAATTACAAGAACTTCTATATGGAAAGATAATATTACGACAATAGATACGTATACATTTGATTCTACAGTAACAGATGTAAGATTATTTCCAGTAACACACGAAGTAGAAGTTATTAATGCTATTGGTAAGATAGTACATTTTGAATATAGAGATATTCTATATACAGGAGAGACACGAATAGCTACAAGCCCAGAAGAATTCGGTCATAAGATGAAAATCGAATGGCAAGAAGGCGCTTATTATTCTAAATTATTTCAACAGAAAACAGCTAGCGATAAGCTTATCGTACGTTATAGACCAACTTCTGATTATGAAGTTTATTCTGTTAGAATCTTTGACCCACCAACAACTTCTTTTTGTTACCAAGAGTTCGCAAATGTTGCAACTGCTTGTGGTGGATTAAGTACAGGAACATATACACAAGATGGAACTTGGGATGCAGGAGCAACATATATTAAAACAATAGATGGAGACTGGGACACATATGGTGCAACAGATTATACTTCACCTCCAAGTACATCAAATTCTTATATGAATTATACTAAACCAGAAGGTGCATATCAAGCAACTTCATTATGGGAAATAAAAGTAAGTAATACTGGACGAATAAATGTAACAATACCAGAAAGTTGTTGGAATTATGATAGTGATACATTACTACTTAGATTATATAGTGATTATCCAAATCCAATTAATAGTACTGATGCTCAGTGTTATAATGGAACATGGAACAAATTAGCTGGTGGAACTACCATACCAATGTATGAAGAAGCTATGTGGTGGAGTATTGACACTCCTCCAACAACACAGACTTCTACAATTAAAACAGATACAGCTAGTAATCTATGTTATGATGATATAGTAGCTAATAGTAATGAATTAGGAGGATGGTGTAACGTTACAAGTAGTGGTGGAGACGATGTTACTTACAATTGGATATGGTATAAAGATGACGTATTCTTTAGTGGATATGAAGTTGGAGCATCAACTATAACTTATAGTAATATATCAACTCCAAATTATGAAATAGAAAACCCTGAATATGCTTATGATGGTAATTCAGCTACATATGCTGGTTATACAGGTATTGGAGTAAGTGGTGGAAGAATATATTATAACATATCTAAACCATTTAAATCTCCAGATATAAGTGAGTTTTCGTTTAATCTTGATTTAGAAAATACTGGTACATCTCCAGGCGCTAGTTTCTTTGCATTTTATTGTGTAGATGAAGTTGGGGGAATATCAAATACTGGCATATCACCTACAAGTGCTGGTACAAGTCCAGGTACACGTTACAACCAAACAATAACTATAACAAACACAGATTGTTTATCACTGTATGATGATACAGTTGAGATATATGTAAATTTTGGTGCCGCTCCTAATGTTGGTACTAAGATATACGAGATAAATAATATATCAGTAGATATTGGAACATCACACACTGAAGGTGTAGATGTCAATTTATATAATGTACCAATAGCAGATATATCAACAGGAGATGAATGGACATTTAGTTGTAGAGGAAACGATGGAACAACTAATTCAGAATGGTTAAATTCAACAACTGTACCAATACACGATGTAGACTTTTTAATAGATGGAGTAGACGTTAGAACACTTTCAAATCCTATCACAAAAGAATTAGGTTCAGTTATTTTAAATGCTAGTATTGACGCTTATGATAGAAATATTAGTTCACTTAGTACATCTAATGGTAACTACTTTTCTTGTAATAATAACACAGATAAATTATATGGTTATGAAAGTAGTTATATATTTAATTGGACTGTTGGAAGTGATGGAACACCAACTTATGATAGTGCATATACAACAATAACAGGAAAAGTAGGTACAAGTGTTATAGATTATTATTATAATATATCAGATGGTTATCATTATTTATTATATAGTGATGTTAATAACATATCAATACATGATGAGACAGGTGGATTTGTTAGTACATATGCTACACCATTTACAAGTTTAAAGTCTATGACGGGAGATGGCACAAATTTATATTTCACATCGGCTAATGAGACTATTATAGTTACTGATATTATTGCTGGTAGTGAATCATTATTATCAGATACTTACGGTTACTGTTATGAAGTTGGATATGATTATACAACTGATACTTTATGGTGTTCAGATTTTACTGATGGTACATTAACACATTGGACTACAGCTGGTGTACGAATAGCATTTGAGAGCGCAACAGTCACTAAAATTACTCCATTATCAGTGTGTGGAGATTTAGGATATTTATATGCTGGTAGTTTGTCTTGGTATGATATAAGTGATAATTATGTTTGTATAGATGATAGTAACACAGCTTTTGGTACAAATTATAGTTGTGATGTTACTTCAACACAATTCGATGCAGAAGTATCACAATTTCATACTCGTACAACTTCAGATAGTGAATCAACATTACAATTAAATTATACAGGAGCTGAAAACAAAACATTTAAAATACAAGGACATGAAAATGATGATTTTAATAGTCTTACATTAAATGTTAGTGGAGCTGGAGATAGTGTTAAAGTTTATGTGGGTACTACTTTAAGCAACACTTTAGGATTAATGTCTGATACAAGTACTTATAATCAAACAAAGTTTAATGACACATCAATTACTAAGAACGCTAACATTACAACAAACGCAACAATAGGACAAGTAGGATTATTTAGATTACCAAAAACAGCAACTATTACATCAGCTAATATGACTATAACAGGAATAGAGTCAACAACTTATCCAGTTGACCCTTGGATGGAAATTGGACTATTAGATGGTGTTAAAGAATGGAATTACACAGGAACATTCAATTCAAATAATAGAGATGGTAACTGGAGCGATGCTATAACAACTTATTTAGCAGTATGTACAGCAGATTCAGATGGTTTTTGTTACGTGCCTTTATATGGATATAGTGAAGAGAAAGGAGCTTTACAAGCAAGTCTTATTAGTATAGCTTATACGTATACTATGAGTCCCATAACTATAAGTTCAACAGCAGTGCAAGCAGCGTTAACAGCTGGTAGTGGTTATACTAATGTAACTATTAAAGTAGAGAATGGAGAAACAGGCAATGTCACAATATCTGGTATAGATTATAATTATTTAGGTGGTATTAGTTCTGGAGATACAATTAGAGCACACTCAGCAGATAATTTTTGTAATATAAGTAATGTTTTAAAGTATTCATATTCAGGATATGATTATGACTTACCACCAAATATTAATAACATTAATTGGTATCCTAATGATAAGAACGCTAAAAACGTAACACCATTCGGACAAACATTAGTTTATCCTATGATTAACGTTACAACTACTAATTATGGAGATAACTTAGACTTCTCTATTAAGATGTATGGGTCAGCAGATTGTGTAGACCTTTATGTAGACACAGATAATAGTAAAGTAGGAGCAACACTAATGGTAAACGACACTTATATAACTTTAGCATCAAATCAACCAGAAGACTCAAACGTACCAATATGGCTATGGGCTGATTTAACTTGTAGTTATAACGATTGGAGAGTGTGGATTCCTTCATTCGACTTAAAAGCAGAGGCGACTATATAATGGCTGGAACAACATTAGGTGGAACTAGCGCACCAAAGATATTTATACCAACAGATGCTAAGACTTATTCTAAGATAGTCATCACAGATGATAGTGCAGTAGATTATACCGTATTAGATACGTATGGTGGAGCTTTAGCTGATAATTATATGATTAGTAATGCTACTGTTAAGAGAGCAGCTACAAGTAAGATAAGCGACTTTAATTTTTCACTAACAAATATTGGAGGAATATTTCTCAATAAGTTTAATGGTGGAGAAACTGTCAAATTTTATGCTGATGATACAGATGCGACAACAGAGATATTTAGAGCAAAGATAGATAACGTCAAGTATGGTTTGTCTACAGGTAGTGGATTTACTGTTAATATAGAAGGTAGAGCATACCCTGAGATAGTTGATAGAACAATAACAGGCACAGAAGCAGCTATAAGGTCAGATATCAGTATAGCAAGAATATTTAATAATTACTTTACAGATTTAACTCTTACATTTTGGAATGGAACAGCATGGGCAGAAGCTACACTTGTTCCAGCAACAGATATTACAGAAGCGTCAGTAACTTGGGACGTAGCAGTACCAACTTATCCAGCATATCTTGTTAATACAACATATCAACATAAGAAAGCTTGGACTACTATAACAGGTTTTTGTAAAGCTGCTGGTTTAGAATGTTATATAGAATACGATGGTAGTAAATGGGTATTAAGAACATTCTTATCAGAGACTATAACTAATACTGGTTCAAATATTGCATATGGCGTTAATCTAGTTACTGTTGGAGAGTTTGGAACAGAGAACACAGATATATTAAATAGAGTAATAGTCTATGGAAAAGATGAAGGTGGTAATATATTAACAGTTAAGACAGAGAATGATACTGCTTCACAGACTAACTTATGGATTAAAGACAATATTGTTACTGATTCATCATTAGAAAATATGAGTAAGGTACAATCAAGAGCAGATTATGAATTAGAACAAGGTATATTAAATCCAAGTCTAGGTAATGTATCATCTATTTGTTTACCAACACTTAGACCAGGAGAGTTAATAAACGTATCAGTTCCTTATTGTAACATAGATGGTTATTATAAAGCACAGACAGTTACACATTCACTTGGTAATTTCTGTACAACTAAAGTATCATTAGCAGCAGAATTAAAGAACGCATCAGAGTTATTCATACCAAAGTTAAATCCAGATGAAGTAACAGGTGGAAGTAACCCTCAAGACATGTCAGACAGTTTCACAACATTCTTTGATGAAACACCATCATATATAGCAACATTCTCAAGTACAGCTATAACTGAAGGAGTATTAAGATTAGATAGTGGAGATATAAGTGGTAATGTAATATCATCAACATATACATCTGACCAACAAGCAACTCAATGTGAATTAAGAAGAAGTATAAATGACTTTACTAGTTTAGATTCATATCAAGTAAGTAATAATGGTGGTGTCACTTGGGAAACATATGACACAACAGAAGGAGAAGAAGTACATGACTTCTCATTACCTGGTAATAGTTTAAAATTTAAAATTAACATGAGTAGAGTATCAAGTGCTGATTCAAGTCCAGCTTATGAATCAATAAGCTTATTATATAAATAGAAGGTGAAAAAAATGGTAAAACCAAAAGTAATTAGTAAATCACAAACATTTGACGGATGGGAACTTAAAGAATGGTTCTTAGGTAATTGGAAAACAATTAAAGAAATAGCTAAAGTAGGAGCACCACTATTGGTTGCATCATTAGCTACAAGTAATCCAGCATTATTAGGATTCTTAACTATTGTTGGTAAATTTCTGTTAGATGCTGGCGAATACTGGTACAAAGAAATATCAAAGTAGAAATCAATAATTTAATGGCTCTTCGGAGTCATAATTTTTTAAGGTGAGATAATGATAACTAGATATAATAAACGTTGTAAACGATGTAATAAAAAGTTTAATACTTTTTCTCAGAGTGGTAATTATTGTAGTAAGGAATGCACATATATTAATAGATTTGAGAGAACATGTACTATATGTAATAAAGAATATCTATCAAAATCGACTAACGGAAAATATTGTTCTGATGAATGTAAAGAGATAAATAAAGTACAATATGATAAGAATCGTAGAAGAACAAGAGCATCATATGGCTACATTACAGATTTTAGAATATTTGAAAGAGATATTTTTACTTGTATTTATTGTGGTAAAAGTTCTATAGAAGACGCTAAAGAATTAGAAGTAGACCATATTTATCCACAATCAAAAGGCGGCGAACATACTATTTCTAATCTAGTAACTTCATGTCATACATGTAACACTAATAAAAGTGACGTAGTATTATCAAAAGAAATAGAGATTAGAGTTCTTAAAGAAGTAAATAGAAGAAATGTTGCATTAGAATACGTTTAAACGTGTCATATGTCTCATCCTGTCCATTATTATTGATTTGGAATAGTAAGACATAGTTTAGAATAAAACGTCTTAAATCAAGCCTATCGAGCTCTAAGAGCATACACATCTTTCTTACAATTAACGTATATTATCTTATGTTGTTTAGAAATAGCTATATACACACGAATGTAATTAACAATGTTCCACCACTTACCACGCTTTAGTATTGTAAATTTTTGTTTCATCTTCTTAAAATTAAAAAGAAAAAAAATAAAAAAATGTAGATTTTACTCTACAAAGATTTTTGCTTTGACAGCCTTCTCTGGAACTGATAATTTAACAGTTTCATCGTCGTCTTCATTCCAACTATCTCTATCTTCGATAACGATTCCTGCACTTGTAGTGTAGATTTCGTCTTCGTCGCCAACTCCACTGTTGATTGAGCTTGGTGTGAATTCAATATCTGCTACATATACTTGAGTATCGTCTGTGAAATCGATAGTGTAGTCTGAGTCTTTTAACTCTAGATTCATGCCAGTAACAATTAAGTCGTCACCATCATTATCTTCGATTGTCCAGTTTCCATCTTCAAATTTAACTTTAGTTGCGTCAAATTCTTCAAAGTCAGCTTTAATTTCTGATAGTTTGTCATCTTTCTTAACAACACTAACATCATTATAGTCTTCACTTGATAATGCATAACTTACTTTAGCAAAGTCGTTTGGTAATACAAGTTCTTGTACTTCATCAACATCTTCTACTAACTTAATTACAATCTTACCAGCTGCTATATCGATAGTTGTATATTGATATAACTCATCTTCGTCGACATAATCATCAACTTCGATAGTCTCATCAAGGTCTTCGCCAACTCTTAAGTTAACTAAGCTTCTTTCTGCAACATCGCTATAGAATATATCTTCAACACTAACTTCTAAGTCACCAATAGTCTTACTAGTACTAACGATTTCAGTTTCACCATCGTATGATACGATAATAGCGTCTTCGCCAATTTGTACAATAGTTAATCCCTTAATAACATCGCCTTCTTTAGCAATCTTTTCTGGTGCTCTATTAACAACCATTAAATCTGTGTCATAGCTTTTGATTTCCATTTCTTCGCCTAAAACTGAGATTTTCAAATCATCTTTAGTAAAGTCTAAACCAGAATCAAATTCTAATTCATAAACGATATCTTCATCAACAAAGTTAAATGCTACTTCTTTCTCAAGTTCAAAGTCTCCTTTTACTGTTAAGAATTCTTTAACATCAACGTCTTCGCCGTCAAACTCAACTTCTAAGTCTGCTAGTTTCTCAACTTGATTGTCGTTCAGTTCTACAAAGCTAAATGATTCAATACTATCTAACTCTTCATCATATCCATTGAATACAACTTCTACTGGTGCTTCTGTTGCTGGTACTTCTTCGATTGCTTTTAATTCAGCAACTTCTTTAGCATATGCATCAATTACTGCTGCGTCTGCTTCACTTCTTACCGACAAATCTGACAATTCTACACCTAAATTTGTTATTTGAGCTTTGAAGCTCTCAAGTGTAATGCTATTATCAGATAGCTGGGATTGAAGTGATTCCACGATTACTGCGTTGTCTAAAAGTGCCTGTTCTGCGACTTTCTTATCTTTGCTTACATTTATGTAGCCAATTCCGCCTAATAGTCCTACTGCAACTCCTACTGTAGCAACTCCATAAGCAACTTTACTCATAATGCTTTTTTCATTTGTTTGTTTCATGTTTAATCACCTTTTTTGGTATGTTTTATTTAATTTCGACTGATTTTCAGTCAAAAACTTGATGACAATCTCTATGTTTGTATATTAACTATTTAAATCACATAGAATTGTCTTTAGTGGCTATTTATCACCATTGTATATATTATATAGCTAGTTCTACTATTTAAATGTTTCGCTTTTTAACCATGTTACTAGCTTTTCTAGGTCTTCTAAGCTCGAATCTTGCTTCATTCTGTTAGCTTTCATACTCATAACAGCGATATTTCCAGTAATATACCCTTTTTTTGGAATAATTTTATCTATACTTGGAGTATGTTCTCTATCACTCCAGTCTAAAGGTATTCCTAATACAGGACAATAATCTGGAATATCTATATCTTCTCTTGTTAAATTGAATGGTATACCATATTTTCTTGCTCTTGCTTTTATAATAGTTAACATATAAGATGGTTTATTCTTCTTATTAAAGTTCTCATTGTATAATTGTTTCTTCTGAACACATAACATACACCATTTATTCTCTGGTTTATTAAATAAATGTAGTCCTTTATGTTTTTTACACTGAGTACATTGTTTTTTGTCCATAACTACTATTATGTTTGTTCTAGTATATAAATGTATCGATTTCTAGTCGGTTATATACTCTAAAATCATATTATCTAAGCGTTTTTCTTCTCTTTTTGTTCTTTCCTTTATAAATGTATCGTTTTTCTTAGTCATTTTCTTAAGTCCTCTCATCTTTATACAGAATATTATAGTTTGGAAATGCTATTAACAACTGTATTGGTTCTTGTTGGTGATAAATTCTCAGATATGGTGGACACTGTTTATTCACAGGTTTCCAAATATCTTTTTGAATGTAACGAATCAACAGCTTTGGGTCTTTACTGTAAGCTATTACATCATCTACTTCTGTTGGATAAACATAATCACAGCAATCATCTATAGTTTTCATTTTTTCCCCTTTAGTCTACAACCAATATAATTATTATACCAGTGTTTGTCAAATAATACTTCTAAATCAAACTGCATCTTAGCTTCATAGTAAGCACAGCCCCATTTAGTCTCACAATGTAAGAGTATTTCTCTTTCAAAGTTCTTCTTACCGTGCTTCTCTATATCTTCAAGTAGTTCTTTACTACTACCCCAATAGTTCTTCCAGTCTGTCTCAACTTTGAAGTGTCTCTTATTCTTTTTACCTTTAAGAGGTTTAAGTTTCTTATCTTTCCAAAGAAACTTTTTTCCAAGATATTGTCTACCATTTAGTGTATTTGTTATACAATAAACAAAGCCAAAGTATTTATCTAAGTCTTTCGGTACGTTTTTCCATTCACTCATTTTCTTCATCTAATTCCTTTTTAGTTATTCCAAGTTCATCATAGAGCCATTCATAACCTGCTTTAGTCAAACCTTCATCATCAACTAAGGCAGCTATTACTCTAATTACTTTTTTTCTAATCATCTTCTATGTAACCTCATATGACATTTTTTACATAATGTCTGTCCATTTTTAACTACAAATACTAATTTTGGAAACAAAGATTTAAATTTCATATGGTGAGGATGTAATTCTCCACCTTTTTTATTACACAACTGACAAGTATATTTATCTCTTTTAAATACTTTAGTTCTCCAAATTTTCCATTTGTAACTTTTTCTAATTTTGTCACTTGGATATTCTGTGCGTCCATCTTTCCAATTAGGATGTAATTTTCCTTTCATATATGGTCTTTGTTTTCCAGCACATCCAATATTAGGTTTCCCTTTTTTAAAATTCCAATAACATTTAATACAACAAAAGTGGTGTTTAATTTTAAAGTCTGTACGATTAATATGACATTTTAATCTTTTAAATTTTATACCACAATTATCACATTTAATAGTTAATGTAGCGTTTTTCGACTTAGTTCTAGCCGATTTTTGCTTACAAGTAAGTTCTGCCATTTGAAATCATACCCTGCCAACGCCAATTGCAAACTCCCCAAGAACATTCATATTTCTTTTTCCATGTTGACCATAGTCTTGGTATAGCTGTTCTATTTGTACCTTCAAGTACATACCACTTACCATCACACTTAGCTACTCCCCAAGCATGCCCGCCTCTGTTGTTCTTATCTAAGTCATTATTTTTATAGAACCACCCAGCTGCTACGAATACTTCATCTTCATTCCAACCAGCCATTCCAAGTGCGCTTGTAATAGCAATTCCGCCTGAATCATCACAATCTCCTTTACCAAACATTAAAATATCTGTAATAGGTCTCCAATTATCAGTCTTATCATATTCGTATGTAATCATACCTGTAATAAGTCTCATAATCTTCTTCATATTATCAAATGTTTTTTCTACATTAAGTAAGTTGTTTTTCTTAAGTAATTCATATAGTAAAGTCGATTTATCAAAGCAGTATTGTGGTTTTGTAAACAGTTTTGTAATATCTAAGTTCTTACTAACAAATCTTCTTCTTGGTTTATAACTCATATAGCCTTTAAGCCAAGATGGTTTAGTGATTGTTGGTTTTGGTACAGGTACTAATAGTTGTAATGCTTTCTTCTCATCATTCAACTTAGCAACAATCTCAGCCATATCTATATTTACATTATTACTAGCTTCTAATTCATTTAGTAAAAGTTCTATACGTTGTATGTAATCATCATTATCACTTTGTTGTACGTTTAACAGTAGGCTTTCTAGCCAATTTTTTAGTTTTTTTAACATTATTCTTCTCCTTTAATATGTTAACATCCATAGTTGAAAATACTAATTGTTTAACATAAGTTCTTTCTTTATAAATCTCGTTGAGCCATCCGACTAGAACTACAGTTTCTTTGTTGGGGTTAATATCCTCAACAAAGTCCACAAGTTCGTGCCAACTACTAATAGTTCTAATTTTTTCTTTCATTTTATCATCCTAGATAACTTGTATCTACATTTTGTGTTTTTTGTGGTGTCTTAAGTGCTTCCTCTCTCATAGCTTCTACTACGTCTTTAGGTAGTTCACTTATTGGCATCTTCATTGTCATAATCTTCTTAGCAAATTCTTCAGGTGTTGGAAAGTCTGATACTACAATCTCTAAATCACGTATTCTACTATTTATATTTATATGATAAAATACGCCTATAGATATTATTACACCTGTTAGTGCTCCTATTATATAACCCATTATTGCATTCATCTTATCCCTCTAATTCCAATGGTATAAGTATTGGATATGGTACATCATCTTCTAATACCATCAGTGTCTGCATTGGTACTGAGAATAAATTCAGTTTAAATGCGTACTCACTTGCGTCAGCCATTGAACCATTTCTGACCAATATCTTTCCTTGGTCTGATTCTACACCAAATTCGTGTAAGTGACCAACTACTACAATATCTCCTGTATCTAATCCATATTTACCACAGATTCCTCTAAATGCTCTAAGACCACTTGCTGTTTTAATCTGTGACCCCATATTATATCCATGACTTAATATTATTGAACGACCATTGATTACAACTTCTCCTTCTTCTCCTCTGAAGTTTCTAATCATTACATCTTCACTATCAGTAAAGATTAACGCTAACATATCATATACAACGTTGTCCCAGTTATCTTCTTCTATATTTTTATAGTTTGTGATACCATGGTTTCCTCGTACATTATGCATTTCTACAGTGATACCATTTGCTACTAACATCTTAATCATAGCTGATATAGACTTTACAACGTCTTGTACTTGCTCAACTGCTGCTTTCTCTACTCTGAATAGATGATTCTTAAAAATCATATCTCCATCAACAAAGTCTCCAAGTCCTAAAATATATAGATGGTTATTTTGATTATTTTTTAGATGTTCTAAGACTTGTTCTCCAAGATATTCCATTCTCATTTGAGCAGCCTCAGTATCATATATTAACAAACCTTCTCTATTATGGATTAATTCTCCAAAATGTAAGTCTGATAATAGTAATACTGGTGTCTTCTCATTTTCAGTTGGTACTTTATCTTTGAATTTAGTCTTTTTATTCTTCGTATTCTTGACACCATCTAAAAAGTCTGTTATCTTATAAAAGTCATCAATAGCTTTCAGTTTCTCAGATATTCCACTCTTTATATCTAATGGTCTACGATAGCTTGATGGTGGTTTATACATTAAAAATGTATTAGCGCCTTCTCTCATTCTATCTATCTTATAACCGAGTTGTTTTAACTCAGATACTCTCCCTCTAATACCATCATAACTTAAGCCAGTTATCTCTGATATATCGTCATATGTTAATGCTTCTTCTTCGTTTAATGTGTCCAATACTAACTGTTGGCTCTTACTTAGTTTGTTTTTTTTCATTTTTTATCACCTTGTGATTTTAGTGTTGATACTAATCTACTCATTTCTTCTTCAAGTCTCATAACCATAGCTTTGTATGGTGCTAATTCACTTCCAGCTCTCTCAGCCATTTTTTTAAAGCTACTTTGTTGTTTAAACATAAAATCGTTGTCTTTCTTTAATCTCTTGTTTTCTGTCTCAAGTCTTTTTACTTCTGTCTCCAAATCTGTCTTGTTCATTCTTTTTTAACCTCTTTAAATTCTTCCAACTGTTCTCGAGTATTATTCTTCTTTCCATAAATTTTATGAAATTTAAAATGAAGTTCTTTTGTTATAGTAAATCCATTATTAATATCTAATCGTTTTTCTTTATTTGTTGAAAAACTTTCAATATGATGAGCTACTAATAAACCACTAATTTGACCACTTAATTGACAAGTATATTTATCACGCTTAAAAACTGAAGTTCTCCATTTTTTATAATCTATAGATTTTCTAATTCCATAATTTTTAGCAGTAACACCACCTTTCCAAGCTGGATTTAAGTTTCCAGTCATTAGTTTAGATTTTAGTTGTCTAGTTTTTTCTGTAACTATTCTTTTTCTGTTATTTTTCACAATATTGTCACAGAATTCTCTTGAGTGTTTTTTTCCTCTATTTGAATTACCTATTTTCTTTTTATGTTCTTCAGAGAGTTTTCTGTTACTAAGAGACTTACTTCTTTTTAATATAGTAGTAGATGATTGTTTACTACCAATTAAAGAGTTATAATAACATTCATTTGAACAATATTTTCTATTATGACATTCGTATGTCTCAAATATCTTTTTACATATTGTACATTGTTTATTTATTTTCAATTTTCTTAATGATAACGTAATCACCATCTTTTATATCACTATTTCTAGGTATAGTTACAAGTTTCTGATTGTTTCCCTTGTTTCTCCATACTTTTTGGATTATGTCCATTTCTTTCACCCTAATATTATATAATATTACTTCAACTATTTAAATCTTTCGTTTTTTTCTTCTCGGAATCGATAAAATCTTGCACAGGCTCTAACAAATGTGCTAATGGTTCATCTGTTGTGTAGATGAATCTCTTTACTTCTTCAAGACTTGGACAGTCGTATTTATCAATATTGTTTCTAATATAATTCCATTGTGTTGAACAATTACCTGTTTTTACATGTTCTCGTTCTTCATCTCCCAATACAGCATAGTATATAAATCTAGCGTCTTTTGGAGAGTGTACAGATAATAAAAATCTAGATATTAAGAATCTATTATAATTACCTTTGTGTTGTAGATTCATAATTCTCTTCATTGGTTTTGGATATATAGTGTATATCTCATCAAAGTATGGTATTGGATTGTCTAGTTTCATATGTTTTGCTTCACTAATGAAATCAGGATTAATTTCTCTTGCCCAATACTTCATATCTAAAACATTAAGTCGTGTGTCGTTAATCTGACACTTAAGACTATTTTTTAGTATGTGTTTATATCCATCTTTTAAGTTGATATGTATTGATGAATATCCAGTCTTCTTGTTTATTGAACCAATTGATATTTCTGTTTCTTGTATAACTATATTTAGACTGGCAAAGTCATAATCTGGACTCTGTCCTTTCTTCATCTTACCAATGTTACTTAAATGTTGGACTAATATCTTATAAAAGTTCTTTGTTCCACCATATCTTGTAATTGTTGTATGTGATTTTGAACTATTACTTGGTATGATAGCGTATGCTTTCAAATACAATCCATCATATATCCAATTAAATATGTATGGATATACTGCTTCAATAGCTCTAGCTTCTTCTAAAGAGTATAACAATAGTTGTAGTGGGTTCTTAACATATAAGTTATTATCAGGGTCTATTTTGTATACAAATAACATACTATCGTCTTTGTTTGTTGTACTTCTATGTATCTCATTATCTATTAAATTCTCTGATAGTGCTTCTTCTAATATTTTTCCACGACTCTCGTCATATCTAACCATATAGTAATTTGCACCTGCACAAAATTTTTTAATAATATCTAGTCTATTCATTGTCTCACCTATAGAGTTTGTTGTCTTGCGTCTATCTTTGGAAATTCACCGAAACCACTAGCAAGCAGTATAGCTTCTAGTTTGTTTCTAATAATTTTCTCAATCATTGTATCATAATCTATTTGAAATTTTGCTGGAATATCTTCTTCAAACGCTAATATCTTTGTGTTTGGATATCCTGGTGGTACTTTCTTAATATAAATCCATTTTGGTTTACTACCTTGATTAAAGTTTTTTCCAAGATATTTATTTGCATATCTTGCTCCTGTGATAACAGGTGGTGTACCAGTCTTTCTTCTCTTTCCAGTCTCTTCATCAATAACCATTCTACCGTATGTTGCTAATGGTTGAGAGATTCCTTTTGGAAATGCTATGTCTTCTGTTGGTATCTTCTTTGTTCTGATATTATTATCTAATTCTTTTAGTATATCAACTATTTCTTGTTTTCTTATACCATTTAGTATTTTACCAACAATCTCTGTTTGTATCTTCTTAGATATTCTTGGCGTATCACTTCTTACTGTCTCAAAGCCTGTGAATTTAACATCATTTGTTACCTTCTTCTTGTCTTCCCATAATAATATATAAGCATACTTCTTTTTTGCTCCTTCATTACTATCTTTTTTACCAACAAATAATAACTTCTTGAATATCTTCTCAAACTCCATTTCTAATGTACAATCATCTGAACCATACGTCTCTACAAATTCTGTATATGACTTATTAATATTCTTCACAAGTCCACTACCTTCTTTTAATAGAGCAAATAATGAAGATGTCTTTGGTGTTACATATACTGAATCAGTATCTCCATAGATAACAGTATATTCCATATCGTTAAGTACTTTCTTTGTCCATTGGATTATAGCAACTCCCCACTCTGTAATAGCTTCAGCTACTTCTTTTTTATAAAGTCTTGAGCCTGGATAACCAAGATAACCATAGAAACTATTCATCAGTACTTTTACTGAGTACTGTTTATAATGGTTTAGTTTTCTTTCAGCTTCATTGTTTGCTTGGTCTGCTATCCACATCTTCTTTTTATAAATCTTTCGTTCTCCTTCAAGCTCTCTCATAATCTGAGACATTAAACCAATACCTTTATTAAATCCAATACCTTCTTTAAGTTGTATATCGCCTTCAGGATTGAAAGTTTCAAATCCAACGTTAAATGTTTTAATAATATTTGGATATAGTGCTTTTAAATCAAGTGCTAATACGTTATCATATAGTCCTGGAGTTGGTGGAAATACATATGCTCCTTTGTATTTCTCTGAACTTCTCTTGTCTTTACTTGGTAATACATATTTATTATGTGCTATTCTAAGTAAATAACCATCAACTAATGATGTTGTTTGATATATTTGGTCTAATAATGCAAACGATTTTGCTCTAATGTAATCATAAAATTCTATTATCTCTAGTTTCTCTAAGATGTCTATAACTAATTCAGTATCTCTTAAGTTATATTTAAGTAATTCGTTTGGATTTTTAACCCACATGTCGTGGAAGTTATCTTCGTGTTGTATCTTACCAACACCTAATACATTTTGACCAGTGAATTCTAATGAATAACTTTCTGCTCTTCCTTGATTTGACATCTTTCTGAAATGTTTATAAGCTTCCATTCCATCAATGATTATTCTACCACGAATCTTAATATCCCAAACATCATCTCCCATTCTCTCATTCTTTTCACAGAATACTTGTCCCATTGGAGACATAGCATGATAGTTAATATCTGTTTTCTTTATTCTATTTATAAGATAAGCCAAGTCGAAGTCTCTCACATTCCAACCAGTTAATACGTCTGGGTCTAATTTGTTAATAAGAGCTACTATTCCCTGTAGTAATTGTTCTTCATTAACAAATACTTTGGTAATATCATCTACTTCAATATCTACTTTACAATCTGGACTTTTAAATATGTACTTTCTTTTAAAGCCTCTATTATCTGCAAACGCACAAGAAATAATTGCTTGGTCTGGGTCATCAACGTTTGGAAATGTACTAACACTGTCTGTTTCTATATCAAGTGATAGTGTGTGTAATTTATATGTTTCAACTTCTCCCAATACATCTATTATGTATCTTTGTGGAAATGGAACATCTGCTTCGTAATGTTTCTCGAATAATTTTCTGACACCATACATGTCTTTTGAACGTTGTATGAATATCTTCTTTACTTTATTATTAAACAAGTCTTTATGACCTGTCTCTACTCCTGTTATTCTATAATCATCAGGAATAGCTTCACTATCATCTACATAAAAATAAGGTTTAAAATCTTTCACAATCTTAACATGTTTCTTATTTTTAGAATCTCTATAGAATATGTTAAGTTCAGAGTGTTTATCTTTATGACTAGTTTCAATTAAAAAAATCTTCATCACCTTTTTTTTTATGAATGCCACTTTTTAAATGGTATTTTGAACAATATGTTATTCCATTGTTAATATCATATCTTAATTTATTATAACGTTTAAAAGATTTAATATGATGCGCGTGTAGAAAAACACCTTTTTTATTTTTACAATATTGACAATCTTTTGCTTGACAAGTATAATCATTTCTCTCAAAGACACTATTTCGCCAATTTCTATACGCTATTCCGTTCTTAAGTGCTCTTGTAATATTGGTTATACCTCCTTGCCAATTCCAATGTTTACTACCTGTCTTTCTTTCACTCATTTTTTGTTTAGTTTTTAATGAGTGTGTGTGGTTTAGAAGTGAAATTTTATTACCATTTCCTATTCTAGTATTTCTTTCTATAGAGGAATTAGCACAATTTTTAGAACAATAGTTTCTATTTCTATACTCATAATCGTAAAAATCTATATTACAATTCTTACATACGTATTTTATTTTACTCATTTTTTTGTCTCACCAATTTTTGTTAAGTTTAATCTATTTGTTCATGTCTAAACATATAACTGTTTCCAACATTAAACGAATAAAAGCAGTCTATACTTCTATAGTCTGTGTTGTTTAATATAAAATTCTTTTCTTTTTTTAGTTGTCTCTGCGCTTTGTGGTAATTACTCGATGTATCATTTGACTTCATTTCAAATATTAATAATGTTGAATCTGCAAATGGTACTTCTTTCCAATGTTCTATGTCGTGTATTTTAGAGTCATAAAACATAGCTAGATAATCAAAGTCTCCTTCAACACCATTATGTTTAAAATAAGCACTCTTATACATACTCATAACATTTGGACTGAGGGTTATGGCACTCTCTACTTTTAATATTAGTGTATCGTGTTTCCCTTTGTTTAATTTCTGTGGTTTAAGTATTTCTTCAAGTAACATTTTTATTTTATACCATGATATCTTCTTACATATCTAACATAAGTATCAAATTTATTTACTATTTGTTGGTCATATAATGATGGATTATTTTTATCAATAGTTATAGGACCGTGTTTATTTGTATATAAATTATTGAATTGATATTTGATGTAAGTTCTTTTCAGTATACCTACTTTCATATCTAGTTTATCATTTACTATACTTTCTAAACCTAAAATATTTTTTACTTTCATTTTTAATCTCCAAAATTTTTAATCTGAATCTCTTTGAAACATCTGTTGCAAAACAATACCCCACAATTCTTGTCTCTCACTATTACACCATCGTAACAGTATGGACAATTAGGACTTAGTTTTGTCGTCATTATAATGTGGTTGGAATCCTATTTTTCTATCTGCAATCTTCTTGTATGTAAGACCCGAATCATTAATATAATGACCAACTCTATGTGTCTTGTAATCTCTTCTATAATCACTTCTGAATTCTAATAACGCGAGATAACAATCAGTTAAATCGCTTAATCCAGGAATATGAATATTCATTTGGTTTAATGTTTTAATTAGTTCTTTTTCAACAAGACTGATATTTTCTTTAAACACATTGTCAAATTCTTTTTTTGTTATTTGTTCTAGTTCGCCGTCTTCCATTTTACTTCGCTTTATAATCTCCTTTGATTATATTGACAGTTTGAACACCCGTATCATATATGAAGTTATGTGATTGAGTCCAACTTATCGGACTTCCCTTCAAGTAAAACATATCAAATGGTAATATTGAACCGTTAGTGTAAGTTTGTCTTAGTTTTTCACTTGTGTGACAATGACCTGTTATACTCTTTCCATAAACAGCTTCTTTTGCTAATATACTGAATCCTCTGTAACCAGGACCGTTATCTCCATGATTAGCTAATTGAAAACCTTTAACTTTATAATCTGACCATCTGTCTAAAAAAGTAACATTGTCTGGTATTTCACCACTCATCTTCATTCCTTCTTCGACTGGATTTAAACCATCAACATACAATGAAGCTAGTTTAAAAGCCATTCTTGCATTGCCTGGGTCTTTAATAAATCGTCCTTCATCTAAATATCTATCAAGGAATTCCATGTGGTTTGATTGTACAACAACTATTTCTCCACTCTTCATTACATCATCAATACTGTTAAGTTCGTTATAACACATATCGAACTCTCGTTCTAAACTTAAGTTGCCTTTATCTGCACCTTCTCTTATCCATTGATAAATTAATTGTTGTTGAGTATGATGTGATACGCTATGACCATCAAAGAAATCATGTAAAAAGATTTTTTGAGGTTCTAAATCAACTATCATATCAAGAGTCGCTTGTCTTGCAACTGGGTCTGAATATCCAGTGTGCCAATCTCCTGCGCTCATTACGAGTGGTTTTACATGACTTGTTTTGTCTCCATCATATAATGTGCCCATATCAGTAAATTTTCCATTTACTTGTGATAATAGATTACGCCAATGATATATATTACCATTAACAACTTCAACTACAATAGCTCCATATTCATGGTCACGCTTTGCAATTCCACCAAGTCTTCTTCTTTCAGCACTAACATCTGCTCCTGTTGCATAGTTTGGTTCTGTTAATGCTCCAGTTGTTATTAATGCTTTTGGTATCTGTTGATTTGAATGTGGAAAATATTTCCATCTCTGTTTAGGAGCTGCGAATATCTTTGTTTGTCCACGTTGTGCGAATCTTTGTAAGCCTGTTATTGGGTCGACTTGTTGAGGTCTTAAGTTAAAATGGTCAACACCAATATTCTTATTTAATTTATAAACATCTCTTGTAAGTCCAAGTTCTAATATCTTGGGATGAAAGTTTGAATCAATCGAATCTTGTTTAGCGTCTTTTCCTATCATTGGTAATACTATTAAATCAGCATTGTTCATATTACAATAATGTTCTAAGCTCTTTAAAAATTTCATGTTAGGCTTTGCCATTGCCTGTGCGCTTGTAACTACGAATTTTTCAATTCCCATTGTAGTCACCCATCTTCCATAAGTTATTACTTCTTTCTTTTCTTTCTGCCATGGTTGATTACCTCTAATTTTATCAACCTACGCTGCTTGTTGTAGTTAATACTACTTACTAAATCTCATTCTACGTTCATCATTTAAACAATGACATTCCCTACAATATGTTATACCATTGTCTATACTAAATCTTAATTTTTCATATTCTGCAAATGATTTTATATGGTGAGCCTCTAAAAAACATCCTTTTTTTCCACACTCTTGACAAGTATAATCGTCTCTTTCAAATACTTGTTTTCTCCATTCTGTGTATTGTGGAGTTTTTCTTACATTACCATTGATATTATACATAAAATCTGTAAACTCTGTTCTTCCACTCTGTCTTAAGCTTATAGATATTCTTTGTTCTATACTGATTTCTTTACCTCTTTGGGAATCACTTAACTTACTTTTATGTTCATCTGTGAATGGTTTTATTATCTGTTTTGCTCGTTTTTCTTTAATCTTATCGATAGTGTCTTTATCTCTAGATTTTCCAAGCCAGTATTTCGAATGATTTTTCTTTATCTTCTCACATACTTCTTTAGGTCTTTTAGTTCCAAGTTTAGCCTGACGTAGTTTCTCTCTATGCTCTTCCGTTATTTTATGTCCTTTTTTTGGCATTTTTAAGTTTTGGTAATTTTAATACTCGTCTTTCTTTGTCGTTGTAGCCAAAAGCTTTAGCTATAACTGGTTTTAACTCTTCAATATTTAAAATAGTAATGTTTTTTCTGAGTTCATTAGATGTCCAGCCGAAGTATTTACAGATGTCATTGTTAAAGAATTTTGTTTTTTCATCGTCTTTGGTAATTTTAGGATATCTAATTATATGTCCTATACTATTACTTAATGATACTTCTCTTATATAAATCTTTCGATTCCCAGCAAAAAACTTCTTATTTACTCGTTGTGTTTGTTCTATATTTTTTTCACTTCCAGATAACCATATCAGTATAGGAACTAATAAAGACTCATCTGGAATTTTATTTTTATATACTAAATCTTTAAATTGTTCAAACATATTTTTCATCTTCTATTACCTTTTATTACATTACATCTTTTACACAATGGTTGAACATCTTTTATATTATATATCTGACCAATATGTGCTTTAGACAATGGTATAATGTGGTCTAATTCTAGATTATTTATCCCCACTTTCTTATTACAAATTATACATATACCATTACTATTAAGTAGTTCTTCATTCCATTCATCAGGTCTTCTGTGTTTTATGAGTTTTTGAAACTCTATAAATAAGTTTGACATTTGTCTTTATCCTCGTAGTGTGGGTTTTCCATAATATAGTAAAGTGTCATACCACTATACAGTTTTGGTATATTGATAATTAACTCATCATATACGTCTTCAAATGGTGCTGTCTTATATCTATTCTCTTGAGCAACTACTTCTGCTCTTCTACCATCTTGTCCTGATAATCCAAGTTTAGGATGATGCATTACTTTTCCCATCATTTGAACTGCTGTTAATCTGTCTTCTTTATTTAGTTCATCTAAGAAGCTTTTGAAGTATCTTGGATTATGCACTTCTTCAAGTCTTAATCCTTTCTCAACCATCCATTTTGTGAATTTAACTGTTGGTCTATCTGTTTCTTCTGTTATTTCTATCTTTTCCATTCCTGCTCTTTCAAACACAGGATTGTATTTACCCATAACAGTGATTACTTCTAAGTATTTCTTGTGTTTAATATATGGTAAGCTATCAATTACTAACTTCTTACCCAATCCACACCCTCTATACTTTGGAGAGATAACATATCTTGAGCCTCTAATGAATAGTTTATTAATGTCACTAACTACTTTTTTTTCCATTTTTGTGTATGTGCTTCCAAACTTAATAGTTCGTCCTTTTGTTTGTAAGAACGGTGGTGAATGAACAGCCACACCAACTAAGTCACTATTATATGTAAGTTTAGTTATTACCATATATGGAAAGTTTGTTGCTGTATTCTTGTAATGAAATTTGTTTAATTTTTTATAATCTGCCATAGTTCCTTTAGATATTTTAACATCATCAAAGAATGATATTTTCTTTTTCTTTGCTTCAGTATAAGTAACTTCAACATTATCCATAAACTTCTTATCAACTAATACGTCTGGATTTAAGTCTTCTATTAAGTCTCTATGTGTTGTTGCAACTATTAACACCATATCTTTCTTCTTGGCTATCTTTTGTAAGTTAAACGCTATTACCTTTGCTGTTGTTCTATCTAAGTTAGCACAAAATTCATCAATGAATAAGAACTCTGCCTCTAATGATATTGCTTTAGCAAGTCTGTAACGATACTTCTGACCATCACTTAATTCTTTGTACTTTCTTAAAAAAATAAATGCATCGTTAAGACCCATCATTGAGAGATACTTTATACCCTCATCTAGTGTCTTACCAATGTTTTCAATTATTACTTCATCTGGTTCTGGTTTTATATCATCTAAGTTTTCACTGTAATTGAGGTCTGGATTTAATTTATTTCTAATTTCTTTTAGTAATAAAGTTTTTCCACCACCACTATCTCCTGTTATAAATACAACATCGCCAGCATTGAATCCTATTTTAAAGTCTTTATAGATTGTAAAATGTTTTTCTTCACTAACACCCAGTCCAAAAGCCTCAGAGACTTCTATCATTCTTGGAGTTAATTCAGTTTTTGTTTTAAAATCTATATTAACAGTAAATTGGAAATTCTTAGTTTTGTGTTCTCCAAAATCCATCTTATACCTCACAGCTTGTACTATCACAGTACTTCTCTGTAACTTCATGTGTGTCTTTCTTAATTTTTTTAATCTTCTTAAGATTCTCAACCATTAAATCATAATCAACTTTACTAATTGGAATGTATGGTGCTTGTTCGTACCCATGGTCTTTCTTTGGTAAGAAAGATACTCCTTTAAGTCTAGTTTCGTACAACTCTAATGCTCTACCAATGTCTTTAGCTTCTTCTTTGCTAAAGCTTATTGTAACACTCACTTGGTTATCAGCCCAGTGTTCTTGAATTTGTGCTGCGTTTTCTAATTGCTCCCACATTGATACGTCATTTATATCTCTATCAAAGTAGTTCTCTTTAACTGGAAAACTAACAACCCAAGTATTATTTGAATATTTATCTTGTTCAATAGTGTAACCAGCTTCTCTTAAATGTTTAAGTAAGCTACTACCTTCTTGAAATCGAATATTTCTAATATAATACTCTGAGATGGGATAGTGTATTCCTGGTGTTACTCCTGAAAGTAGTGACACTGTTCCACTAGGTTTAACCGAGGTAGTCTTAATAGAACGTGGTACACATAACCAATCTGAATAAATTCTGTCCCACCGTTGGAGCTTTTCGTAACCAACGCTTGATTCATTCAAAAAGTTTCTTCTTCCAAACTTTGTAAACGCCTGCACTATCCCACTCATTGAGCAACCAATACGTCTGTTTCTCAACATTACAGCATTGGTAAGTTCATTGTGAGTTGGTACTAATGTCACTGTTTTAGCATACATATAAGCATACTTCAGTGTTTCGTGCCACTCTTCTAATGTATCGTGGTTACTTGGATAAGTCTCCACTAAACAACATAATTCATATGGTTCAAGTGTTTGTTCTAAACATGGATTACCACCTTTAGCTCTGTAATCTTTATGGTCAACAACTCCGTCCATTCTTGAAAAGTTCTGTGCGTTATCTAACCACATGAAACCTGGCTCTCCATTCTTAGCTGTCTTCTCTGCTAATTCTGTATAGTCCATTCCAACTTTTGCGAACACTGAGTTATTACTTGCCCATCTGTGATGCATTAAAGCTTCTTTGTTTATCTCAGGGTCTTTAAGAGCCATGAAATCTTTATCTTCAGGTTCTCCAAACATAATCTCTGCTGAACGTCTAACGTTACCAGATACTACACATTTACCAACTAAATTATAAATATCAACTATATCTGTAGATTTAATTGGACTTCCAACTCGTTCATATAATAATGTTTTAATATCTTCAACTAATTCAATTAAAGGGTCAGGTCCTGATGCTACTCCACCAAATCCAGCGATGAGAGCACCTAACGGTCTAATCTTATCATAACTGATGTGACTTGGCATTGTATCTTTTCCAACGAATGAATTTAATATTCGTTGAATAATGTCTACCCAACCTTCTCTTGTATCTTCTATTTCGTGAGGTCCGTCAATCTTTGGTTCTTTAATTGTAACTTTACCAGCTCCTCTTGTATCTCCACCAACACCAACTCCAAGCATACTCATATCCATTAAGAATGTGAATGGCTCTGCAAAGTCAACATCGATATTTTCAGTACTTGAGAACGCACAGTTGTTTAATGCCGCTCCACCACGTTTGTACATATAATCAGTACCCATCATCCATAAGCCTCTTCCAGGTGGTGTGAATTTAAAATCCCACATTAACTGAAACATCTTCTGTGCTGATGCTTGTGCTTTCCAATGATTGAATGGTAATCTTGTTTTTTGACAATGTCTCTTTTGAATAGTGAATACTCCTTCAACAACTCTTCTAACTGTTTGCCAATATTCTTCTGCTTTACCATCTGCTAATGGTCTACTATAAGTTCTTTTATAGGTTATATATCCTAGTTGTCCCCATTTAGGTTGTTTACCTTCATAGTTTTTTAAAAAGTCATCACTAATTTCAAACGTTGCTTCTTTCATTTTCTACCTCATTTTTATCTCTTCAATAGGGTCTTTAAATTTCAAAGAATCTAAAAAACCACTTTTATTATATGTTACTTCAATAAACGAATTACCAAATAACATTTCATCTTGGTCAGCTCTAGCTATTATATCAGCAAGTAATTTAACATAAAATTCTTTACCGTTCATTTTTCTAATTCCTCTGCCGCTTTTACAAACATATCATAATGTTTCTTGCATAGTATTCTAGATTTAAACATTTTATAATTCGTCTTTCTACATCCACAAGCTTGACATGGCATTATAAATCCAACTCCTTTCTTAAACTATGAATCACTATTGCACTACCTAAAACTGAGCTGTATTGGTTATGAGCTTTATCTAATGCTTCTTTCACTCGTTGTTTGTCAAGACAGTTCTCTCTTAAAATATCTGTTGTTGTGTGTACAGCTAATTCTTCTGTACTAATTATCACGTCTGTCATTTTAACTGAGGGGTGTAACCCGAATTGAACTTTTCCTTTTAGACTTGGAAAGTCGTCTTCAAATGTCATTTTTTATTATACTCCACTGGTCTTTCTCTAAATATACCAGAATATTTTTTAATGTTTAACTTCTTAGCAACTTTTCTTACTCCAAACCAATTTCTTATAGTCCAATATAGACTATTTCTCATTAAAAAATCTATCTCAATTAATAATTCATCACTAACCATCTAAATCACCTTTATTATTCTACTACACACTGCCGCAAAAGCAATATTCTTATCAAAGCTAAAAGACATCTCGAACAAACCTGTCGAGATAATCTCAGTCACTTTAGCTTTTATGGAGGTTTCAATCTTTGAAGAGAAAAACTTTTCTTCCAACTCTGAAAGTAGTTTCTCGTAATCAGGATGTCTATTAGGTATTTCATATCTAATCTTTGTCCAATTTTTCTCTGATAATAATGTAAATACTTCATCTGTTAAGTCATTTAAACCACTTAAATCAGCTTCTAGTATAGTATTATCTACATTAGAAGACAGTTGTTGTATGTTATTTAAGATGGTTCTGATATCTCCTTTACCTCTTTCAACTACTTTAAGTAAAGTATCTTTTGTTATCTTAATGCCTTCTTGTGTACAAATTAATTCAATTCTATCAACAATTTCTTCACTTTTGGCTTTACTAAACTCAACCGTCGTGAATCTGGATTGTATAGGTTCTGGAATCTTGTTAATATAATTGCAAGTACAAATGAATCTTGCATTACTCATATACTGTTCCATCATACTTCTAAGAGCCGCAAATGCGTTTTGACTCATATAGTCAAACTCTTCAATCCAAACAATCTTTGGCTTACCTTGTGTTGTTGACATACTCGTAATAAAATTATAAACTCTTTCTCTGATTGTATCTACTCCTGTTGTATCACTACCGTTAATCTTGATGTAATCTATTGGTTGTAATTCTTTAATAATTATTTTAGCCACACTAGTCTTTCCTGTACCAGCAGGTCCGTAAAACAATAAGTTAGCCATTGTCTTTACGTCAGCTATTTGATTCTTAATCTTATCTAATTCATTGACACCAACAACTTCTGTGAATGTTTTAGGTCTATAAGTTTCTGATAATGGAACTTTCATATTTTTCTACCTCAAATATTGTTTTCATTATAGTTTCAACATTTTTATTCCAAACATGAAGAAGGTTATAACCTTCTTTTATTATTGTTTGTTTTCTTTTAGATGTTTTACTATATCCATCTATTTCTAATATTAGATTCAATTCTGGAATATAAAAGTCACAACAATATGTTTTTATTTTATATTGTGTAATGTATTTTATATTATTCTTATCTAGTATTTCAGATGCTCGTTGTTCATATATAGTTGGATTTCTTGGTCTATATATGTCGTTAATTTTTTTAAATAATTCTGGATTAGTTTTACTTAGATGATTATCACTCATCTTTTTTTTAGTTGTATCAGTATGCTTCTGACCTTTCCATGATGTAGAATATCCAGTTATCCCTTTATTCCATGGTGATTTTCCTTTGTTGGCTTTTGATATAGCTAAACTATGTTCTTTAGAACGTTTACATCCTTTATTACCTTGGTTTGGATTATTAATCCACGCGATTTTTGCAGATTCTGATAGTTTTTGTAAATGTTCTTTTGTTTTAATTTTTCCTTTATTTTTTTCACTTATTTTTCTTTTTGTTTCTTCAGTATGTTTAAAACCTAATTGTCTAGACATAATATCACCTCTAATTGAATAATAGTTCTTCTACTATATAAATGTTTCGTTTCTCAATCAGAGGTAAATTCATTTTATTTTATCTCCACAAATGGTGCAATCATACTTCTTACAACCATAAATTCTGTTATTTCTAAGAACGTAATTGGTAAGTCTGTTCCAAGATACATTGTTACTGCTTCTCCTAGAGATGACACTACGTCTGCGAATGATGCACCAATGCCCACTGTTACATCTCCTTCAACGTCACACTCAATACTGTTTTTAATATAATCGTACTCGTTCTTTTTACCAACTTGAACATACATCATCTTACCTTCTTTTACAAATTTAATATCTGAAACTTTAAGTAAGTCTATGTCCGCAACTGTTCTTTTTAATACTGATGTGTCGACTGTTACTTTAACTGTTGTTTCTACATCAGGTATCTTCTCTAATATATTATCACAAATACTCTTCTCAGCTAACATATTATTTACTTCTCTCTTATCATCTGAAATCTTAAGTATTACTCCATCATTACACACTTCTAATGTCACGACATCATTAAATGTTTTTAAAGAGTTAATCAACATCTTAGATTCTTTAATATATATCTCACCAATAGGTTCATATACTTCAAAAGCTTCTTTCTTTAACATACCCTCAGTCAATGCAATGCCTGTGATGTTCTTAATTCTAGTTGTTACACCTTCATCAGTAAAGTTTAAGTTAAGTGTTGCTATTGTACCACTTAAACTCACTTTATTAATGTAATCTCTTAGTATTTTTGTTTCTATTTTCATCTTACAATTACCTCTACTACATCTCCCACTTTATATTTCTTACTATCATCTGGTATCATTGTGTCCATGTTAGTATATGCACATATCTCTCTTACATGTACTTCATCTGAGAACATACCTGTTGTATATCCCATCGCTTCTATCCTTATTATTGTTTCTTTTCTTTTCATTTTATTACCTTTAAAAATTAATAATCAGTATCATCTTCTATCAATGAAACGTCTTCAATGTCTATGGTTACTTTTTCATCATTGTAGTCAGCCAATGTAAAGAAGTGTCCTTCTATAATATCTATAACACCACGTAAAACTCTTCCTGTTTTCATTGTTACTTTAAGTGGTGTTCCTTCTCCTCTTCCTTCTAATAATACATTTATATCCATTTTTATCACCTATTATAAAATCTTCTTAAAAAATCTTCTATTCCTTTACTTTTATAATAAACATTTTTACCTTTAACTTGCCACTTATTAGTTGCTGGATAAAAAATAAATTTGTCTATTAGTAGAGCATTTTGACTGCCATCATAATTTTCGTAATTAATATTATTTTTTAATAAAAAGATTTCACCTTTCCATCTATTTCTCCAATTGTCATTATCTCTTGATATGTGAGAACTATTATATTCTTCATCATATCTTTGTTTATCTTCTTTATAAGATTTTTCTATTTTCTTATTAAGAACAAGTATTGTTTCTTCTTGTTTCATTTTTTCACCTATTTCTCCAACAAAATTTAATTATCTTATTAAACGAATATCCAAAGTGTAAACCTGATAATAAATGATATAATGTTCCTTTAGTGTTCTCTCTTATCCATTTAAATCTTTTGAAATAATATTCTCCTTTATTATTTAGAGTCATAATATATTTATACAAATGTTTGGACTTACAACATCTACTATGTTTATCATGTATTGGTTGTTTGTAAAAAAATACTCCACGTGTTTTAAAATACTTTAATATATCATTATTTTTAATATTGCTATACATGTAAAAGTTGAATAGTTTTTTGTTGCTTGTTGATAACCAAAGACGTGCCATATGTATCTCTGTTTCTAGAGAAGCTCTGACTTCTTCCTCGTTTTCGTAAATCTTTACAGAGTTTTTTTCTATTCTCATTTTATCCTCTCACCATTCCATTTTTAATACATGTGTGACAATAATTAATATCAGGGTCATCTGTAAAGTCCATATAGTCTCTACCACAACCACAACAAAATCTTTCTTCTAGTTTCATTTTTTACACCCTACATATCGTTGATAAAGAGGAGAATTTTTCTCAATCTCTTCTAAAGCATCCGATAACGAAACACACCAAAACTCTTGTTTCAACCATCCTTGAAATCTTATTACATCTATAATATTTGGTTCTGTCATTTTATTACCCCATAAGTATATACACTATAAATGCTACTCCAGTAAATACTCCAAATAGTGCTAATGCATTTATAAGGAGAAAAAGACCTAGTTCGTCCCATCTTATGTCTTTAAACATTTACAAACCCCTCTTTTGTTACCATAAAGTTAGTATCATTGTTTGGTAAGTTTGGACTATCCATTAATTTAGCAAAGATACTTCCAGCTTTACCTGGTCTCATATATATTCTAAAAGTACTATTATGTCCAACAATATGTCCACCAATAGCTTGCGTTGGGTCTCCAAAGAAACTATCTGGTTTAGCCATCACTTGATTTGTAACCAATACAACCATATTATATAAGTCAGCTAATTTAAGTAGTTGGTGCATATGTTTGTTAAGTTTCTGTTGTCTTGTTGCTAATGTCCCACGACCAATAAATTCTGCTCGGAAATGTGAAGTTAAACTATCCACAATAATAACTCTATAACTGTTGTCAGTCTGAAGTATCTTTTCAACTTCATCTATCAATAACATCTGATGGTCGCTATTATATGCTCTTGCAACGTAAATTCTATCCAATGCTTCTTCTGGGTCTAATCCATTAGCTGTTGCAAAGTCTTTAATTCTATCAGCTCTAAAAGTGTTCTCTGAATCAATATAGATTGCTTTATTGTCTTTGTTTTCAAGTAATGCTCTAACTACTGTTATATGTGATAACTGCGTCTTCCCACTTCCAAATTGACCATACACTTCTGTAATAGCACCTGATTCAAATCCACCATCAATTATACTATCAAAGTTTGTACACCCTGTGCTAATCTTCTGTATCTTATCTCGTCTATGTGCGTAATCAGTCGCTTTCTCAAATCCTAATTTAAGATTATCTCTTGCGTTCTTAATTATCTTTCTTGCTACACTCTCACTTAAGCCTGCTACTGTGCTAATCTCTTGTGGAGAGCTTACAGCAATAGACATCACTGTCCCTAATCCAGCGTCAGTTAGTTTTGTAACTGTACTCGGCCCCACTCCTGGCAAGTCTATTATTTTTGTCTCATTCATCTTCTTTTACCTCTATGTGTCTCAATGTGACATTTTTTACATAATGTTTTTCCATTTTCTACCTTTATTTCTTTTTTTAATATTTCAATTTCATCTTGTAATTTAGATACTATACTAGCTAATTTTGTATCTGTCTCTATGTGTCGTGTTAATTCATCATATAGAGTTATAAGATTTCTACTATTATCTTTTATTCTTCTATTAAAATTTCCAAAAATCATCTTTTTTGTTCTCCGTTCTTTCTGTGACATCTTTTACAATATCCTGTGTAATTAACATATCGTTTATCTTCACATCCTAAACATTTATTTACTATTGCCATTATTTCTTACCTCTCACATAATGTTTTACATATACGTTAGCCATAAACGTCATGTATTTTTGTTCTCTATCTGTTTTAAGAGAGTTCATTCTTATGAAGTCTAAATACAACACATAAGTATCTTTTAAGTCTTTACGATACTCTGGCTTGTCTTGTAAGTCATCATAATATTCTATTAGTGTATCTATCTTAGTTTCTAGATTGTTTTTGTTTATTTTCACTTTGTTTGTATTACATTCTTGAAATGCCATTAAACTTATTAATCCAACAGCTACTGCTCTACCTGTCCATATCTGCCACTTCGGTATCTTACGATTAACGTGTCGTGGTAGATAAGGTTTGGTAAAGTATCTAATCACTTTAAAGCTTCTCTCGTTTTAGTTCGTGTAGCTCAAATAAACACACATCATTATATATGTCTTCATCTTTGTATGCGTCTAAATATTCTTTGAATACCTTCTCTGCCTCTTCTTTGCTACAATTCAATTCTTCCATTTGCATATCGTCTAATGTTATAATGTAAATCATTTATAAATCTCCTATTGCTTCTAACAATCTTTTGTACTTCTTTGCTGCCTCTTCCACTATCTTCTCATCGAATTTAGGGTAATGCATAGTACCAATACCCCTCTACTATAAATGAAGTTACAATAGGCTGAACATAAGTAGTTGTAATATTAACTACCAAGTTAGCAACAGTAATACTTCCTGCTATTACTTCAACTATCATTTTTCCCATTTCTTCTTATAAACATACCCACTCCAACCATCTGGAACGTCTGTTTTATCACACCCACACCAAGTCTTCCTATCTCTATTTAATAAAGATACTGGATAGACTGGTTTACTACATCTATTACATTGTACTGCTTCGTGTTTCATTTTTTCTTATTCACCGTTATATATCCAATTAAGTTTGAAAGATACACCAATGCTTGATTATCTGTGAACCCAGCATTCTTTAATTCTCTAAAACTCTGAAATAGTTTCTCAGAGGCTATTAGAGCGTCTATATCTCTTGCTATTGATTTTCCATCATCATCTTTCTTTACCATTATAATATCTCCTTTTCATCTGTCGTTAATCGGTCATATGCTTTATAGCACTTGTATAGTTCAGTACTCATTGTATTAAATTCTTCCTGTGACCCAGCATACTCACCTACATATTTAAGAATAACATTAAATGTTCTTTCGTATCTCTTTAATTTATCTGTAAAGCTTACTTCTTCAGGTATAGTCCATTTAATATCTGACAACATATTCTGTCTATAATGGTTAAGAGTTGCTATAATATCTTTATATAGTCCTTCATTCTCTACCATTATCTTATCAGTATCAACTAACTTCTCAAACTTTGTTGTTAATCTACCTTCAAACACAAAAGGAATGAATCTATGTATTACTGCTGGAGTAAATATTTGGTCGAAGTATTCTTGTGCTTTACCTGTGTAATAACTTGGTAAGTTATAGAATATCATTAGACTTAATCGACTAATATCATACTGCTCTTGTGTTGTTGCTGTTTTTCTTGTTCTCTTTGTGTAAGTATTGAAGTATGCTCCTGTTGCTAATAAGAACTCCTGCATTGAGAACTTCTCATCTGCTTTTAAGTTACCCATTTCATTAAGAATCATTAGTTTATTTGTTAAACTATATTCTAACTTAGCAAAGGTTGCTCCATAAATATTAACGGTTGAATCAACTAATTGTTGAATTATACCAACTACACTATCTTTACCAAACCCAGCGTCTGTTGAAATTCTAACATTAACTCTATCAGAGTATGCCGCTACAGCAAGTATTTTATATAATGTAAAGTGTAATTGATTTGTATGTGAGAAGGCTGGCGCTATATCTACTAAATCTCTAAACTCCATCTTCTTCTCGGCTGGAATGATTATAGATTTAACATTTGTTATGAATTGAAATACTTCTCCTTTATAGTCCATTTCTTTTGATGTTAAAACTTTGAAAGGCAATTCATCTAAAAATTCTGTTGGAATAAAAAACGAACTTCTATCTTTCTCTAAAAAGTAACCATAGTATTTCTCACCGTCTATACTAATAGCCTTATGCTTACTACTTATATTCTCCTGTGAAAATATTTTATCATAAAGTTTATTATTAAATTTTTGTATGCAATCATTATGTAGTGCAAATTCCTCTGCCATTATTTCACCTCACTCAAACTTTCTTTCAATGTAAACAGCCAATACAAATAAATAGTCGCTTAATCTATTTACATACTTATAACTGTTATCATTAATCACATTCTCGTTGTATGCTCCTACTAACTTTCTTTCAAGTTTTCTAGTTCTAACTCTTGCCTCATTAATATCCATCGCTACAGGATTACCAAAACTAACAAAGTGGTCAATCTCTACATTCATCTCATCAATTAGTAGTTCTAATTCCTCAATATCATCAATGTCAATTCCGCTACAAGGTATGTCCATAACTTCTGATATGATATGATTTAGATTAACTCTTATAACAGAACATTCTCCTAAATGTCTGCCCATTTCAGGCAACAAATCTAATCCATATGTTACTCTGTCTAATGCCGACTGTAATGAATCAAATGCCCCCATTGTTTTTGTTAGACAACTATCTTTACTAATGGTTTCTCCGTTAATAATAGTTGTCCCTTTATCTCCGTTCTTTGTATATATTTTCATCTTTCTCACCTAAAATAAATCTTCTGCTTCTGATTGTTCTTTTACTTCAATTCTCTTAACTTCTTTCTTAACTTCTTTAGTTTTTTGCCAACCTTGTTTTTCCATTTTTATTTCTTTACCATAATCCACTAATATTAAATTTACAAAATTATTATCTATCGCAATAACCTTAATACCATATTCTTCATCAAGTCTTATTAAGGCATCACCATTTGATATGCAACCAAATAAATATTGCTTTTTTAATGTCTTTTTTGCCTTTATTACAGGTTCTTTGCTTTCTAATTTCTGTTTTTTAAGGTCTTCGAATATTCCCATTTTATTTCATATGTTCAAATAGTTCTTTAGCCCTTTCCTTTGTAATATTATTTTTATATTGTGGTTCTTGGGATGATGTTATAAATATCTCCTCAGTCACATCTACATTCATTTCTACTAATTCTTTTGCGGCATCAATCAATTCTTTCTCAGTTGAGGTCAAAGAAGAATCAGAGGGTGCTCCCTCTGATAACTTCTCAACTTCATAGGTTGTGAATTTTTTACTAATACCTTTCTTCTCTACTTTAGTAATCTTAACCTTTACTCCTTCATTTCCATTAGCCGCTGTCTCTAATTGAGGAATCAACTTCTCTGATGGAAAGAATATTACTTTACCTGTGTAATCCATTACAAGTTTTTCATCTTTGCCTTTACCTTCATGGACGGTTGCTTTTTCTACTTGTCCAAACCATAGTTGCCATTCACCGAATTTAGATTCTCCAGTAGCTCCTGCGCTAGCCATCTCTAGTGTTACTTCTACACTTTGTCCATTACCTAAATCTCCAAACACTAGTTTAGGGTTGCTTTCTTTTTCATCATCACTCATTTTTTTCTACCTCGTCTTTTTTATTGTCTTTTTCAAAACAATCTTCACAAATAGTTACAAAAGCAACTACTCCCTTTTCTACTTTATTCGCTTCCACTAAGTGTGCCTTAGCATCATCTTCGAATACTATTTCTTTCTTACACCCAAAACAGATGCCATCTTCTTTCATTTTTTGTTGTACTCTATCCCATAAGAATCCCATTTCTCCAATGTGTTGTTCTACAGTTGGGTCAATTTTATCGTCTTGGTTTAATTTATTCTTTTCCAAGTCCTCGATAAAAGTTTCTATCTCTTCTTCGGGTAGCGCACTCTTTTCTTCGCTCATTTTATCACCTTTTCATTATTAAAAATTAATCCATATTTTTTTGCTTTTATTCTCAATTTTCTCATGCTAAGTATTTCTTTCCAACACTTATCCATGCGGCCTTTTCTATTCATTTTATGTCTCCAAATCTTTTGTTAATAACATTTATTGTTCTAACAAGTGTAGGAGTAGTAAACTCATCTAAATCTTTAAGTATTAAATCTCGACACTTCTTAGTATCTTTTTCAAGAAAATATGTTGTATGATGTGATTCCTGTATTGCAAGTTCATCTGCTAAATTCCAATCTACTTCTTTTACTTTCCAATCAACATTACTAGAAATAGCACTAACTATGGTATCATCACAATCATCTCCGTTTCCATCATAGAAACCTGACATAGTCTTTTTAGTATCATAACCAATAACAGGATTAAATTCGTCTTTAGATAATTTATTTTGTTCGACAAATAAGGCTTCGACTATCTTACCTTTCTTCATTTCGCATATTGCTTCATGTGTTTTCATTTTATCACCTTTGCATAAGTATCTCTACTTTTACTCTATTTTTAAAAGAATTAGTGTGTGGTTTTGAAGTCGCAACACTATTGACTTGCATTTTTAGTTCTTTTAAGGTAAGAACATGACGCTAGTGCCAAATAACCTTAAACATTATAGTTTTAATAGCTTACCAAGTTCTGCTTGATTAAAGCCATCTACTTGTACTCCGTCAACTATAGTCACGGGAACTCCCATGCTATTAGTTGTATCGGTAAATTCTTGTGGAGAAATATCCTCCCCTACGATTATTGAATTGTATTCTATCTTATTCGTGTCTAGCCATTTCTTTAATACTATACAGGCTGGACATTGTCTTGTTGAATATACAGTTACTATCATTGTTTCTTCAATGGTTTCTTATTCATTGTCTTTGCTTTGTATCCTCTTGCTGGAGTTTTACGACCACCTTTTTTCTTAAAATTATCTGCGCGGTTGTGTTTTTTCTCATGTGCAGCCCGTCCAGGACCTTTAGCAGGGAATTTTTCTAAATTACCTTTACTGTTGTTGGAACTATTCCCATCTTTGTGATGTACGTGTTGTCCTGGTTTAGCTTTAGCTACATTTCTATAACTTCTTCTACCATCTTTATATGCAGGGTTTTTCTTTCCTGTCATTGCTTTCGCAATCTTCTTTTTTGTTGCCGCTGTTTGTGGTCTTAGTTCTTCTTTTGTTTTAGTCATTTTATCCTCTTGTTCTATCAATCATAGCTCTCTTATTTCCACGCCCTGTTACCATACCACCAGTTGCTAAGGCAATTGCGTTCTTTTCTTCAAGAGTTTTTACTAATGGAATATGTGTTTCTGATGCAATGTCCTTACTACTTACTTCTGCCTTGGTTGCTTCTTTGATTGCTAATAAACTTTCATAGTCAACCGTTGACTTACCATCAATAGGTGGCAACATATCTTTTGTAGTAATATCTTTACCATTTGGTACTATTGCCGGTGTTAGCGACATTTTCATTGTTGGTGTTGTTTGTGTGTACGTTTCTTTCTTTCTTTTAAAGTTGTCTCCGTCCACATCTATTAGAATGTCAATGTTCTCCTTTGGTGCTGTTATTTCTAGTACACCATCATAGGAATCTTTGATTAGTTTTTCAATATCTTTGAAATTTAAAGTTATTTTCATATTTTCACCTGTTTTTAGATTACGCCTTTACACTATTATTATGAAACTTCTCTTATTTAAATGTTTCGATTATACAAGGTCTTCTTGACCAGCCATAACTCGACAAATATGTTCCTGACCAGCTATATTATCATTCACATCAAACAATAAAGTATGTATTGTTTCGTGTGTTATAGTTTCTGTCATATAATACGTTACACCTATCTCTGTCATTTCTTTCCATTGGTTAGCTGATAAATTTATCCATATGTCACCCGATTCAAATGTGAGTCCTTTTATATAAAAAAATTCATCTTCATCTACGTCTACTATCTCTAATGTACCGTCTTCAATCTTATCTAATATTTTATTGTCATATACAAAATCTATCACTATTTCACCTCACTGTTTTATTAAGCTACTATCTTATATTAATTTTAATCTTTATAAGTGTTTCGATTGATAGAGGATATTAATCAAGTTCTTCCTTCCAATTTATTCTCTCTCTAGTTCTCATAAGTTCTAAATACTTCCTGTATAAAATATTAGCGAATGTTTTACCTGACTGTCTTGGTGAATGTATTATTCGTTCTCCCACCATCTGTCCATACATTCTATTTATATTATTTGTCATTGTAGTTCGCCTCTCCAATCAATTTCAACTCTATTATGAACACACTTTGGGTCAGAACATCCTATACCTCTTTCGTGATGAAATACTATTATACAAACGTGGTTTATACAATGTGCACAGGTACAATCCATTGTAGTAGTTCTATCTCTCATCTTTTAATACCTCTTCACTTGTTAAATAAAATATATCACACTCCATTGGGTAATAATTCTCTTTCATTTGTGCATCGGATAACTTCTCCGAGTGTAGAATTTCAAAGACCTGACAGGTCTCTGGAATAAATATATCTGCTCTACCACCATTCTTAAATACAGCCTCAGTTATAACTCTCTGTCCGTCGTTAATCAGCTCCCAACACTTCTTACACTTAGCTAATTCGTGTTGTAAAGTATTCCCAGCATTTAATCTTACTGAGTTAAAGTCTGTCCTAAAAGAATTGTCCAATAGCTTTAAGCCATTGTTTATTT